GGCCGAAGGGTAAACTGGTACGTGTCCCGAACTCCTACGACCCGGTTACGCGCACCTACAGTGGCACCTGGTCCGGTGGCTTCAAAATGGCCTACACCAACAACCCGGCCTGGGTATTTTACGATCTGGTGCTGGATGAGATTTACGGCATGGGCACCCGCATCGATGCTGCCATGATCGATAAGTGGGAGCTGTACGCCATTGCGCAGTACTGTGACCAGAAGGTGTCGAATGGGGCGGGTGGTACCGAGCCGCGCTTCACCTGCAACGTTTACATCCAGAGCCAGCAGGACGCCTACACCGTTCTCAGCGATCTGGCGGCGATATTCCGGGGGATTACCTTCTGGGGCAACGACCAGATTTACGTGCGCGCGGATGTGCCGCAGGATGAAGTGGATTTTACCTACCATGCCTCGAACGTGATCGACGGGTTGTTTACCTACGGCGGCGGCAGCTATAAAAACCGCTACTCGTCTGCTCTGGTGTCCTGGTCTGATCCTCAGAACCATTACAGCGATACTGTTGAGAGTGTCTACGATTCCGACCTGGTGAAGCGGTACAAGGTCAACCAGATGTCGATGACGGCGATTGGCTGCACATCCCAGAGTGAAGCGCACCGCCGGGGCCGCTGGGCGCTGCTGTCTAATGCGCGCGACGGAACAGTGTCATTTGGCGTGGGGCTGGATGGTTATATTCCCCTGCCTGCAGAAATTATCGGTATCGCGGATCCGTTCCGTGCTGGCAGGCAAAACGGCGGACGTATCCGGGCGGTGAGCGGGCGTAATGTCACGCTTGATCGTCCTGCTGACTACGCCGCTGGTGACCGCCTGGTGGTCAACCTGCCGGACGGCAAGGCGCAGACGCGGACAATCGCATCCATCAGTGCGGACAAACAGACGGTGACGGTCACCACCCCCTTCAGGCTGCCGCCTCAGCCCGGCGCAGTGTGGGCCATCGACAGCGACAACCTGGCTATCCAGTATTTTCGCGTGACATCCATCCGGGCGAACGACGACAGCAACGGTGGTTTCACGATCACCGCGGTTCAGCATGACCCGAACAAATACCGCTATATCGATGATGGTGTGCGCATTACCCCTGCACCGGTGACCGTCACGCCGGTAAGCGTTCTGCCGGCACCGAAAAATATCATCCTCACCGAAACCGACCATATCGAGCAGGGGCTTACCGTTGCCACTATGAATGCTACCTGGGATCGGGTGGAAGGTGCTATCCGGTATCAGGGCCAGTGGCGCAAGGATAATGGCGACTGGATAAACGTTCCTGTAAGCAGCGCTCAGGGATTCTCTGTTCAAGGGATTTATTCCGGCAGTTATGATGTGCGTGTCCGGGCCCTGAATGCCCAGGAAAACTCTTCCCCCTGGGGCTATGCCGATACTACCCATCTCACCGGGAAAGCAGGCCGCCCCGGTACGCCAGAGAATTTGCTCGCATCCAACAATGTGATATGGAATATCGATCTTACCTGGTCCTTCCCTGATGGTTCAGGCGATACGGCCTACACGGAAATACAACGATCCACAACGGATGACAAGGCTAACCCGTTATTACTGGTGCTGGTGCCGTACCCGGCGGCACATTACCAGCATGGGCCAATGCGGGCGGGCGTCAGTCAGTGGTACCGTGCGCGCCTTGTTGATCGGATCGGCAACCAATCAGACTGGACAGACTGGGTGCGTGGCATGTCGAGCGATCAGGCCAGTGATTACCTGGATGCCATTAAAGACGAAGTGTTGAGCGCAGAGGATGGTAAAGCATTAACGGAGCAAATTGACTTTAACATCGCAGGCATCCTGCATAACACCCTGGCTGGCATTCAGGGGGCCAAGATCACCTTCCAGCAGTTCGGCTCGGCGTATGCGGAAATCTCAAATGCGCAGATCCTGATTGCCGATGCTAACCAGGCGTTTGCGCAGTTCCAGGAGCTGGTTGCTGTTCAGTTTGCCGATAATGCAGCAGAAATTTATGAGGTTAAAACTGCGCAGGCGACGGCTGATAAGGCTTTTGCTGAATATCAGCTCACTGTGGCGGCAGACTTCAGGGGCGTGAACAGCAGCATCACCACCATTCAGCAGGCTCAGGCCAGCGCCGACCAGGCTTTTGCGCAATACCAGCAGCAGGTGACAGCGAAGTTTGATAACCATCAGGCGGCGATTAACCAGAAGATGACATCAGTGGTTGATGCAACCAGCGCCAGCGCGATCTACACGTTACGCGCCGGGGTGAATTACAACGGGCAGTATTATGACGCGGGCCTGTCAATTGCGACGATTGCCAGTGGCTCCAGTATCGTCAGCCGCGTGGCGATCAACGCTGACCAGTTCGTGATGCTGTCCGGACAGGGCGGCTATCAGTATTCACCGTTTGCTGTTGTCGGTGGCCAGGTCTTCCTGAACAGCGCCTTCATCCAGGAGGGAACGATCACAAGTGCCATGATTGCAGGCTATATCCAGTCAACCAATTACGTCGCCGGGTCGGTTGGCTGGCGACTGGATAAGGGCGGCAGTTTTGAAAACAACGGTTCGGTGGCGGGGCAAGGGTCGATGCGACAGACCAACCAGAAAATTTCGGTGAAGGACGCAAACGGCGTTTTGCGGGTCCAGATCGGTTATCTCGACGGGGTATTCTGATGGCATTTGGTGTTCAGACTTGGGACGCCGCAGGGCGTCCAAACAACTACGGGATTAAGCCAGTCTCAGTGCTTGGAGCCATCCCGCTTGCTACCGGGCAAACTTCCGGTAGCTGGTCTTATACGGTGCCAGCAGGGATGAAAGTTGGCTTTGCAATATCGCTTGATGCTGGCGGCACGACTGTTGGCCGTCACATTGAGGCATCCGGGAACACCATCACCGTATCGCCAGCGTCATCGATAGGGATCGGCAACTATGCCGCGTCCCAGTGTGAGCTTATCGTGTTTATGGAGAGGGCATAATGGCTTACGGTGCAATGATCTCTCTGGAAAATGGGAACCCCTTTGTCACCCCGCAGTCAACACCGTTTTGCCTGTATCAGCGGGTTGAGGTTGGCTCGTCGGCTTCCGGCGCTGCTCAGGTAGCAAACGTTGATATTCCGATTGACCAGAGCTATCCGGCGATAGTTTTTTGCAAGACATCCAACTACGCCACCGTTTCTGCCACTCGCGTCGGCGGGGTTATACGGGCCGGGTCCGGGAGTCCAAACGGTTACGCGCACACGCTGACCGTTTACGTATTTGCCATCTTCCCGCAAACAAAGCCCACCTGGGGCATGGCTGTGTGGGATGCACAAGGAAAGCTGGTGCTGACGAATGAAAGCCGGGTACTTAGCGATCTTGTGACCATCGGGACGGTCGGCGCTGGCGGGGGCATTAACATCGATCAGACGCTGAATGGTTCTTATGCCGTCGCCCCTACGATCCTTGGCTCTGCCTTGTATCAAGTTACCGTTCAGGGCCAGCCTGTCATTATCAGCGTTACGGGTTACACCGGTGCAATGTTCAACGGCAGCACGACGAGAATTAACGCACAGGCGAACGAGATCGGCCAGGGTAGTGGCGCAGGTGGCACCAATACGGGCAGGACGATCACCGCCATTAATACCGCCGCATACGATTAAACCAGAACAGTAATCCTCTCCCTCAATTTTATTCGAATACAGAATCCAGCTCAGGCTGGGTTTTTTTATGGAGCAAATATGTCCGCAGGCACAATCAAGCTTACTAACGGCTCTACTGCAGTAGTTGGTACCGGCACTGCCTTCACCTCAGATTTGAAAACCGGTGACGTTATTACCGCAACGGTCGGGGGTATATTCTTCACGCTATTCGTTGACGCCGTGACGAGTAATACCGCCCTTACACTGACCGATCCATTCACCGGCCCGACAACTTCCGGGCTGGCCTGGGTTGCTGTTCCGCAGCTGACGCTCAACCGCATCACCGCTGCGCTGGCCGCTCAAACTGCTGAGTCGGTGCGCCGGGTGCTGCAGGAGAACGCGAACTGGCAGGCTTTCTATACTGGCACGGGTGACATCACTGTTACGCTCCCTGACGGAACACCTGCGGGGCGTCCGGTAACGGGTCCGTCATGGACGAAGATGGCAGGGCTGACCACATCCGCGCAACAATGGCGTGGGCAGTTACCTAACGATGCCAATATCAATACTTATGGGCCATCAGCTGACAAGATTGGGAAGTGGGGAAAACTAACATCAGTTAACGCAACCATCGCTAATGGATTCCCTGAGGATAATGCAGTAGGTGATCTGGAGGTATTGCCTTACAACCAATATAACGGTGCTCAACGTTATACTGTACGTGGTGGGAGGATGTATCTTCGAAACCTGACTGGTAACTGGAACGGCGTTGACGGGCCGTGGTCTGACTGGTACGAGATCGGAGGTTTGAGTTCTAACAAAGTCCTGTCCAGTGCCGTAACGAGCCTGTCTGACCCCGTCGCGTTCGCTCAGAACACAACATATGTTTTATCCGGTGCACGCTCTGACTTACCTGCGGGAGCTAATACTAACGCTGTAATTTCCTCCTGGCGGCGTCAGGGTGGAACAATCGCAGGACTCAACCAGTTGCTGTTCACCACCACGGGTATTTATGAGCGTCGCGGAGCTCCTAATGCGGCCGCAAACTGGATCTCAGTTTCATGGTATGGCGGCGGGGATATAAACGGGTGGAAATTGATTGGAACTGACGCAATAACAGCGCTTGGTTTCAATCTTGGTACAACGCCTCTCATTAACGCTTTTGACTGGCAGCAGGCTGATTTTCCTACCGGCATTATGCAGGCCTTTGTATTTACCCGCCCGCTGGCGTGACTATCAACTCTGGTACGTCTGTCACCATTACTACACTCCAGGCGCGCGGGAATTTTTGGGTAGTCAAAATGGTTCCACTGACAACCTCTTCAGGAAACCGTCGCGAGTACACCATCACCATTAGTGGTGCTAAAGGGGCGCGCGTTTTCTACGTGGCTCAGGGCTTTAATGATGACTCATCAACCGTAGTCCCGATCGCCAACGGCGGCACCGGGGCCAGCACTCTGGCTCAGGCTCGATCTAACATTGGCATCACGCTACAGACCAGCCTCAACGATCAGACTACCGGGCGCGTCACTTCGGTAGGGTCATTCGGGCTTGGCTCTACCGCGTTAACCACAATCAACCAGGAGTCTCGTCTTGGATCAGGCTTCTACATCTCAAAAATGAAGCTAGGCGGCGTTGACGATAACGCATCGGTAATCCTCGCGCCTTTCGATGCCAATACCGTTTATCAGATCATCCTGCCGACTGTACTCCGTGAGCCGAAGATGTTCCTCCGTGTACTGAACCCTGATAGCTCCGTGAACGGCAAGCTGTGCGAGGTATACACCACTGCCAATACGACCAAAGCGGCAGACGGAACACTCAAAGGGGCATCGCCTATCATCCAGATCTTCAATGATGGATCGCACCTGACCAACTCAGAATCCGAAGGGTGTGTTGTAACGCGCCTGGGTGTTGGTGAGTATCTTGTAAGCGGATGCATGGGCCTGAACGCTGACGCCGAGTGGGGCGGTATTGATGGCGGCTTTGACATCCCGAAAGACCGAAACAGACAGCCGCTGGTATGGCTTGACTATGAAGTGAATGCTGACGGTTCTGTACTGGTGAAAACCTATCATCGCACTCACCAGGGGGCCCCAGCATTCGCCCGTAACGAACGCGAAGGTTTTGCCGAGGGAGACCCGATAGATATTCCTGCCGATCAGTTCGTTTCTGTCCGTGTGGAGATGCCTGCTGACAGCATCTACAACAAAAAACTGGAAGAGGCGGCGCGCATTCAAGCCGAGCGCGACGAGGCCAGAAGACTGGAAGAAGAGGAAGCTGCGTGCGTGAAAGCCGAACAGGAGCGACTGGAGGCTGAATCATTAGCGGAACAGGAAAGACTAAGAGCAGAAGCGGAGGCTGCAGCCAATTCTGACGAACAACCGGATGTTCAGCAGTAATTATCAATAGGCAGGGCTTTCTTGATCTGCAGTCTCTTTAAAACTACTGTATGAATACACAGTAATAATAAAAGAGAGGTCACCATGCCCCGCCAATCAGACATTAACTCGGCTTTCCACGCTGCTATTCAGCTTAACCCCAAAGGTTACCGATGCCTGAGGTCTTCTGACTTCGTTCGTGAACTGGCAAAAGTTCACCATCATTTCACCCTGGTCGATGCCAACGAGTGGATAGAATTCTACCAAACTGGTTTTGTTGACAAGACTCTGGACGATAGCGAGAACCGATACTGGATCCTGCGCAATATGGGGCAGGTGTTCTGAAGGGCTTCGCATCTCCGGCTAACGATTATGTCGGGCAGCGGTTGTTCCTGACCAGTATCTGCAACACGAACGAAAGCCGCATACTCGAAATCTCGGAAGGAACTGTGGTTTTCAAGGCGTTTGCAAAGCTGATGGAGGAGTAGGTTTTGCTAATCCTCAGTGACGGGCAGACGTAATTTGTACAGTTCATTCTTTAAGCTTTATCAAGGATGACGGCGAAGCGATAGAGGTTTTACAGTTGAGGAAGAAGAGTCATGGGAAGAGTGACGATCTTCAGTCATAACGCAGCTGGTGATAAATGTTCAATCTAAGAAACATTGCACAATTATATGAGCTGAGAGGGAAGGGCCTTATTTTATAAGCTTAGGAGGTTTAATATCCGATATAAGTTATTTTGGAATTCATGGTTATTATTTGCGACGATTGTTTTTTTTAACGTGATTGACATATGTAGTTTCATGAAAAGACGCTAAATTTTTTAGAATCAAGTGAGTAATAGGTAATTGAAATTAATCATTCCTGCGCAGGAATAATTGCATAAAAGCTCAGGCTTTATTTATTCAAAATGTGCAGTAAGATAGAGCATTTTACTTTTTTAAGGAAGATAACAGTGGAGAGCAAAAGTGGGTGTTTTAAGTAAGTAGGGGAAGCTATAGTAATTATTTAAGTGCTCACAATTGGGTCTAATAGTACATTTTACTTTGCCTGCTAATGCTTAACGAACAAAAGCAGGCATTTGGTCACTGGTATAATTAATTCAATGCACGCAACTCACTAATTACATTTTGCACATTAGACAGTCTTTCACCAGACAACTCTCTTAAGTAAAGCATGGCAGCAATTACCGCCCCAGTCTCGTAATTTTTTACTCTTTGCTGTATTTCTGAAGAAAGCAAAGGCACGGAGCTAGACATAAAATTAAGGACATCATTCTCGATTCTTATTGTGAGATTGTTTTCAATTGCTTTATCATCAATAGATGAAACTACTATTTTTCTCCAGCTTTCAAGATGATATGCTCTGAAGTCGGTTGTTGATAAACCAGTATAGCCGAATTTACTAAAAGCTTTTTCTACGTATGCGTCAAACTGGAACGCATCCCAACTTCTTTCTAAATGCGTCTTGAATTTTTTTATTAAATCCTCCCTATCCTCACTCTTGTCAAAGCAATCGCAAGCTTCAATAGCTTTTTCTAAAATTTCTTTTAGATCATTAGCAATAGCTTTAAAACAAATTTCCCAGTGCTCAGAGGTTGATGGTGAGCCAGTGCCGCATTGTGATAAAAGCCATTTTGTAGCAATCGTTACAGTACTGATATCACGTTTTTTATCGAGTTCTAAATTATGGCTTGCCCATGTTCTTAGCGCATGTATATGTGGTACCAGTGGACCTTTAATATCGCTAAGTGGTGGTAGTTGCCTTAAAAATTTAAAGGAATTTTTTCCTGTTTCGTACACCAATACATAACCCCACGCAACTAATCTGATAAAAGATAACTCATCCTGCGTTCCTCTGGGGGTGTTTACAGTGATTTCCCGGAAAACCTCTTTTCCCGCGAGCGATGATAAGCGACGCTTGAATTCAAGTTGTAGATTATGTATTTCTGAAAAATTCATGAGCGGACTCCATATCGAGAAAGAGGATCAGCAATTGGACCAAGATAATTAAAAGCAATATTAAAGTTTGTTATTTCACGTCCTATAGCTAAATCTTCACCTATGAAATCACGACTCAAGAGGTCAATGTTCTTTGAAAGATTTTGCACGGACATTACCCAATGCCCATCACCTCTTTCACGTATTAATCTTCCGTTAAAGCCTTTCTTATTATTCTCAGACTCAAGTAAGAATTGCCTTACGACGCGTGAAAAATCTTCGAATTCTGTGTCAGATGAAAGTTGTTGGAATAGTTCTCGTGCATGTTCTGAACTGCCCCTTATCCACTCAAAGATTGCTTCTAATAAACGAAATCCGTTGCGCTGATTATCGCCAGCTAGTGTATTCAAACTTCTAACTAACGAAAGAATTTCATCCTGGAATTTAGTATCTTGAGGGATAAGCATTTTTTCCCTTTGAAAGATAAACATTCCAGTTTTATCGATCCATAATAATTGTATTAAAAATTGCAAAGGGCGAATGTCAGTTCTAACCACATCAATTCTCTCGGTCAAAAAGGCAACAGCTTGTTTTACTTTAGTTAACAGTGGCTTAGGGATGAAGTCTTTTTTCAAATCAAACAGATCTGCACATAATGATCTGGATTTTAAATAATATGCAACAGGAGCATTTATAATCTCAAGATTCCTATAAGCATCTTCCTCCAACTCTAGGTTGCCTAAGTTTAAAGCTACACGAAATTTTCTTTCTTTGAATTTATTTGCGGAAAAATCATTGAATCTAACAGTATCTGCTTGATCAAAAATTGAAAAAATATCGGCGCGAAGCTCCATCTCATGAGCTAAATTGGGCTTTTTGTATTTTAGTATGTCTGTCGGGGTCCACAAGGCAATGTCAAATGGATAATGGTTGTTAGCAATTGATATTGCAGAATTGATTGCCGCTTTGGCTGCCAAATAATGAGACCATACTATTTCTTCACTCGCATTCTGCCGCGCTAAACCAACTGCTAAATAACCATAAATAGATGCATGTTCTACAGCCAAGCTTTGCTTTGTTTTTTTGCTTCCTCTCAAAGTTCGCTGTTCAATTTCATTTCTCGCTTTTTCAACGATCTGACGAGCTTCGTTTAAAACCAATGCGCGTTGCTCATTGGATAATAGTTTATCTTCAGTAACCTCACTGTTATCAGAAGCCTGTACAGCTGCCCTTCTGAACACGGATTCTTGTAACATTAAACTCGCGTCAATAACGTCATTTCTTTCTCTTAACTCTGTCAAAGCCTGGGCAACCTCAAGATAACCAGATTGATAAGCTTTTTTTCGAGGCCCTTCCTTCTGCATTTTACCCAATAAGTCAAGCAGGAAAGAAATTTCAGTTCGTCCATCGGCTCCTGTGCATCGAACAGAGCTAATCAACTGCAAAAGGCATTCAACTTCTTTACTCCGCTCTGCTAATCGTCTCCGACAGATTAACTCGGCTTCAAGTCTCAATCTTGGTTGTACTAAGTATTCATTACCTTCAGCATCAGAAATATGCCATCTGAATAAATCTAACTCTTCAAACAGATATGCAATTTGAACATAGTCCAACAATTTATTTGAGTTACTCAATGCTCTAAGTAATAGATTTAAGGGAACCGGGCAATCGAGCCTACCTGCGACCATAACAAGGTCGATTAATCTGCCTGCCGCATCAAGGCCTGCCTCAATTTTTTCAGGAGATTCATCTTCAAATATTGATATAGTCGATTTACCCAACCCTAACGCTACTAATTTTTCTGCTAGTGCATAGCTTGGTTTGCTGACAAAAGGCATGGTCTGAGCCCTGATTCTTACAACTTGCTCAGCATTACGAGCTTCGTTAGCTATGCCATCTATTATTCTTAATCTGCTCATAGATAGATGACGATAGAGCAATGCAAAAATATTAGCTTCGCTATGTTTGAAGTTGATTTTGTCCACTTGATTTGGAGCAAATTTATTTATCAATTTTTCGAGATCATGAACCTCATTGACTGATGCTTTTGCATCAGCTTCTACAAATCCCCGGTTGGTTTTTTTAATACCTTCAACTTTATAACTAGTGCCTATAACTACACACTTTCTTCCACGGCTTTTTAAACTTGTCGCGAGATCTTTGTACCGGTCAGGCTCTCGATTGGAGTCGCATAATATTACTACACACGGTGCTCCAGATTTTTCTAAGTCAGCTATAAGCTCTTCAATATCAGTTGCATTGGGAACCTTGTTTTTAGCATACAAAACGGGTAGCTTTAATTCATCTCTAAGAAGTAATACCATCCTAGCGATTGCTACCGACTTACCTGTGCCTGACTGACCATGAATGACAATGCAACTCTGGAATTGCCCTGGATTGCTTAAAAGGCTTTTAAAGTTTCGCTCTAATTCACTTTCAAAATTTCTTTTAACCGCATATCCTTTTCGTATACCATCAACCTGAGCTCTCACACCACCAAAACTACCGTGAAAACGTTTAAAGTCGTCTTCAATATCTGGCCCTAATAAAGGCGGAGTTTTTTCTAACCATGAATCGTCTATAATAGTGGCTACAGCTTCAATTCTTAATCTAAGTGATGGGGGAACTTGATAGAATTTATTATCATTGAGAGTTATAGTTTCAGTGCCACGTTGTTCGACTAACCCAAGCTGTTTATCTTTAAATGAGTCAGAATCTACAAGCAATGAAACAAGTATCTCACTGAGCGAACGCTCATCATTTATTATTTGGCCACGTTTATGCATAAAATCATAAAAAACCGACCTTGCTGGTTTTTTACCTAGCCACAGTATAATGATATTTTCACTATTTGATAAAGGGGCTAGCATATCATCTGATGACAGCCAGTCTTTATCTTCAACATAACCGTCTACCACTAGCAGTCCTAACGGGGTAGTGGTTTCCTCAATTCGACTTAAAATAGAATTAGAATGAAAACTTTTTCGTTGTGCTAGCTGAAAAAGATTACAAGGAACGCTATAATTACCCTCTAACTCATTAGCTTTACCAAAAATATAATGAACAGGCGGCCTCGATCTGCTTCTTGCGACTCGAGCATAATGATCTTTAGATATTATAGACTCGGGCATTCTACCTTTGGTTTCAAGTCTGCTTGTAATTTTGGGGTCTATAGAAGTAGTGAATACAGCACTCCAAGCAACTTCGAAGACTATATTTTTTGATTCTGATAATATATTTCTTTCAAAGCGTTCAGCCAACCATTCATAATCACTTTGAGTGATTTTATCGGACTTGATTACGCTCAGCCAACCATCATTTTCGTCAGTGAATATATTTAAATGTGCTTTAAACTTTTTAAGTATTGGATCTCCATCAAGATCTGAAGCGTATTCTTGGCCTAAAAATAAAACTAACGGTTTTTCTTTTAAGATAGCCTCTGAAAGGAGCTTTTCAGGGGTTGGATTTTCATTTAACAAAATGCCACCTCGTTTTAGCATTAATGATAAGGTACTTTAGCACTGTCACAGTTGTTCCTGCTACCTTATCAGGCTGTTTATTATCGAAAATTTGATCAATTTATGATATCAATAGCTAATTTTTTAACAAAAATGGATGTTCAGGATAAACTTCAAGATGGAAATGTGGAGCGGCACCCAACAAATAGGCAACACACCATATCGTAAATATGCTGTTTAAATATACAGTATTTTATAATTGATACTACATCTCAGTTCGTTCTAATTATGAGGAAGTTGCACTTAAATCGCACTGTGTATATAAACATAGTAACTGGTTAAATTTGCAGGCCTGTCCTTATTTATTTCCTTACAGTGCATGCCTGAGTATGCTGTACTACCATTTCACCCCACCATTTTTTGGATAAATACTATGCTGACGCGCTTAGCGTTGTGCCCCATTTTATAATTTATTCGTTTATAATGATGTAGTTATAAACCGCACTACTTTGACCAGCACATCCCAAGGTACATATATTTATCGCACTTAATCGAACAAAAGTGAGATTAGTATCAAAATATAATTAACGTACAAAAATGGTTATCAAAACTCTAATTTACACATTGAAAAATAAGAGGTTAAAAAGAAAGTCAAGTAACCTATTAAATCTACTTTTTAAATTTATTTCCATTCTAAATTAATGACTTACGTTTTTTCCGTGAAAGTACTGCTGCGTCACATGGAATGGTTCGAAGCCGCAGACCTGATCGTGAAAGGTATGGAAGGCGCGATTAACGCCAAAACCGTAACCTACGATTTCGAACGTCTGATGGAAGGCGCTAAGCTGCTGAAATGTTCAGAGTTTGGTGACGCGATCATCGAAAACATGTAATCCGGATTCCGGATTGTATGAAAACGGGAGCCGATGGGCTCCCGTTTTTTATTGTAAACCTTCGAACGGTTATCAAAATTAAGATAGCGCCAGGAATGATGGCGGGCGACAAAGGGCGTTGCGGCGGAAGATGTCGAGGTTATATCTGTTTCAGAAAATTCACTAAAGGCAGATGACAAATGAAAAATACCTTCTAAGATTTTCAGGAAACAAACCTGAGAACATGGAGTTTCTTATGACAATTGCGTTGTTAGCAGCCTTATCCGCGCTTCTGATTGTGTCGGGGCTTATCTACGTGTTGAGGCAGTTAATGAATGCCTGGTGTGAACCGGAACGCCACCAGGCAGGGAACACTATTCTTCGAACCACATCTGAACTACCTCCACCGAATAACTGAATTTAATTTAATAAATGTAATCCGGTTTCCGGGTTATAGATGCGGGAGCCCGGGAGCTCCCGTTTTTTATGGGCATCCAGGAGAAGGGACCATGATTGACGACACATGGCTTCATCGCCTTAGTGCAGGTGAAATATCCACGCTAACGCCAGCAACTCTGGCAGAGCTTGCCAGCGAGCTGTTCTCGCTCCGCCAGGAGAACGCCCGCCTGAAACAGCAGTTAGCCACCGAAGTGAAGCTCCCCTACACCAGCGCCAGTCCGGTATGCGATATCGAAGCCGGGTACGCCGCAGGCGTCAGCGACAGTAAAGAGGCGATTCGTCGCGCAGGTTTTTTGATCGAAGGGGATGATTAAAATGAAGAACCCGGCGGAGTGCCGGGCCTGCTCACATTAAAACCAGTTAAATTTGTCAGAAAGAATCAACAACAACGAACTGGCACAAACAAGGTTAATACAAATCACGAATCTGCTGGAAACATTCATGTTATCAATACCATTATGGCTGTACTGGAATTGTGTTAATAAGCGTAATAGCAAAATCCAGAACGTCAAATCGCAACATAATGGGCAAAAAAAAGCCCACGAAACGTGGGCAAGAAATACTGGAAGCAATGTGAGCAATGTCGTACTGAATACCCGAGTGATTTGCTCAACTATTCAGTGTTGAGAAAGATAATATTTCTCATTAACGATTACAACCCCAATTTTTGTGCGGAACCCCGGTTTATTGCTTTTTTCTTAAATTTCTCACGTGATGGCAATCACAAACTTGCAATTCTGAATCCTGTGCTAAGCTTTGTGTGTATTTGATTTGACGACAAAAACCATACAGAGAGGAAAGCAGTTATGGGAATCATATCCTGGATTATCTTTGGGCTTATCGCGGGTATTCTGGCTAAGTGGATCATGCCGGGCAAAGATGGCGGTGGATTCATCGTTACGGTCATA